GACAGAGATTCCCAATTCTATGAAATTGTGTTGCCGGATGAGAACAACACCAGTTTTGAGTTTGAGGGTCTTGTTACTGAATTACCTTTGGAAATACCAACAGATGATCGGGTAACAGCTAACGTAACGATCAAAGTCGTAGGCAAAGTTGAAGTTAATAGTGGAAGTGGTCCTTCTAATTAATGTACAGTATTTAGCTAATCAAGCATTTTTTATTAATACGTAAATTTTAATCAAAATGAAAAAAGAGAGTTTGTTTTTAAGTCGTGAATCCTTATTAGAAAAGGATGAGTTACGAAAAGAGAAAGTTGAGTTATCCAAAGGTCACGTATATGTACGTGAAATGACCGGTGCTGAAAAAGACACATGGGAAAAGTCTATGTTGAAAGAGAAACCTTCTGGTGATAAACACCGTGCCGTTGAGTATGAAGTTAATATTGAAGGGTTCCGTGCAAAACTGGCTGTGGTTACTGTATGTGATGCTGAAGGTAATTTGATTTTCAAACCGGAAGATGCAAAAGTATTGAACAAAGTAATTAGTGCATCCAACTTGGATCGGATTATTGTTGTGGCTCAACGGTTGAATGCCATTACAGAAGAGGATAAAGAGGAGCTGTTAAAAAACTCAAAAGCAGACCAGGAAAAAAGTTCCAATTCCGGCTCTGCCGAGATTTAGGGATTGTTCACCCGAAAGTATTATTGGAACAGTTGACAGCAAGTGAAATTGCTGAATGGGAAGCATTCTACCGGTTGGAACCCGCCCCTGATTGGAAAGACGATTATCGGTATAGTCAAGGGGTTGCTACGATTGCTAATTTGCTTATTCTGGCTAATTTTAAAAAGGGCACTGAATTGTATGATGAAACTGATTTCTTAATTGATTGGGAGGAGGGTAAAACCTTAAAACAAAAAAATAAAGAGAAACCACAATCGGTTAGTGATATTAAAGATTACCTGTTACAATTTGCAAGTGCTCATAATAAACGGGTCGGAAATACCAGTGGGATTAAGAAAAATAAAAGACTGAAAAAATGAATGTAGGAACGCTAACCATATTTTTAGGTGTCACCACTTCAGGTATCAATAAAGCTATCAGGGATGCTAACAGGTTTGAAAGAAGTGTTGTAACTTCGGCTCAATCGGCACAGGCTGCGATGCTGTCGTTTGGCCGTGTTGCAACACAATTTCTTACCTTCCCGTTAGGTATTATTGGTGGGGTGGCCACTAAAACCTTTTCAGATTTTGAGTACAATTTAGCCAAAGTAACCGGTTTAGTTGGTATTGCCTCTGATCAAACAAAAGAGTGGGGTGAAGAGTTGAAAGATTTAGCAAGTGCTGTGGGTAAATCACCACAAGAGTTATCCGAGGCACTTTATTTTGTTACTACCGGTGGTATTCGAGGTGCTGAAACAATGGATGTACTAACGGTATCTGCAAAAGCTGCTGCTGCTGGATTAGGTGAAACACAACAAGTGACTGATGTGTTGGTGTCAGCTATGAATGCCTATGGCAAAGAGAATTTAAGTGCAGCACGTGCTGCGGATATTCTTGTAGCTTCTGTAAAAGAAGGTAAAGCAGAAGCACCTGCATTGGCACAATCAATGGGAATTGTATTGCCGATTGCATCTAAATTAGGTGTGTCGTTTGATCAGGTTGGTGCTGCAATGGCTGCAATGACCAGAACAGGAACAAAAGCATCTACGGCTGCTATGCAAACCCGGCAGATACTTAATAAAATTGTGAAACCGGCAAATCAATCTAAAGAAGCAATTAAAGGTGTAGGTACAAGTTTTGAAGAACTTCGACACATTATTGGAACACAGGGGTTACTTCCTGCATTAATTAAATTGAATGATTTAACAAAGGAATATGGAATAGATACCATGGCTAATATTTTCCCAAATATTCGTGCATTAGCTGGGGTATTGGATATTTTAGGAGAAAATTTAGATGAAAATATAAAATCACAAGAAGCCATCACCAATTCTGCTGGTGCTCTGGATCATGCGTTTGCTACGGTAGCTAAAACATGGAAATTTCAATTAAATCAAGCATTACGGGAAGGGCAGACTTTAATGGTTGAATTAGGTGAAGCAATTGCAAGAACACTTACCCCCAATATAAAAGGTGTATTTGATTCTTTGAGTAGATTGGCTGATAATTTCAATAACCTTACTTCTGAACAACAAGGTAGTATTATAAAAATAGGATTACTTGCTGCTGCTTTAGGGCCACTAATTATCTTATTTAATATTTTACGATCATCAATCATTGCTCCATTGATAAGTCTTTATTTTTCATTAGAAAAGTCAATGGGGGCTGTTTTAGACAAAACGGCATTAGGTGTGCATCAGTTAGGAAAATATGTATATAAAGTACGTGAAAATATAGTTGTTCAAAAACAACAAACAGTTGCAACAAGAGCACAAACGGTTGCTGCACAACAACAAAATGTAGCTACGGAAACATTAATTGCTTCCACTACGGCATTATCCACAATTGAAAAAACGTATTCAGGCACAGTATCATACGTGACCCAATCTGAAAATGGGAGTATAGCTACAAAGAAAGCATTAATATTTGTTATACGTGAAACCTTTGCTGCATTAACTGAAGGGATAACCATATCAAACGCATACGCAATTTCTTTGACACGAATTGCACAAGCATTAGATTATAATATTGCTCGATTTCAATATTTAGCAAATCAGTACGTTTTATTGACAACTTCTGTAAATTTAAACAGCAAAGCATTGGATTATAATGTTGCACGTTATGTACGAATACAGACAGCTTTAAATATTTTAAATGCTGAAATTCAACGTGGGGTGCAAGTTATTGCAATGCACACAGTAACATTAAGTAATCATCAAAAAGCATTAGGGTATGATACAGCTCGTTATGCTGCATTAATTGCAATAATACAAAAACATACAGGTGTATTAGGATTGAATATTGCAGCATTGGATCAGCAAATGGTGAATTTTCAGTTATTGACGAATCAGAAAATGATTGATACATCTGTTACGGAAATTGTCATTTTTAAAAATAGCCAGCTTGCAACTTCATTTACAGCAATATCGACACAAGTTGCTTTACTAAAATATGAATTAGCTTTATTGAATAAAACATACACATTATTTTCTTCTCAATTAATGATGGGGGCTGCTCCGGCTGTTAAACAACTTGCAGCACGACAAACACAATTGGCTTTAGGTATGGGTACTGTTTTAAAAACCCACATTTCTTGGAAAGCATTTCAATTAGACTTCATTGCAAAAATGAAAGCAATGGGTGCAGCCATACTTCAATTTACGAAGTATTTAGGATTAATGGCTGCTCGATTCTTAATGACTGCTGGATATGCTGCTATATTTGCCATTATTGGTGCTGCTATTTATGGTTGGATTAAACAAATGCGTGAAGCTAAAAAGGATCAGGAAGAATTAAATAATACTGTTAATGAAGGAATTCGTATTTATGCTAAAGAAGCACAAGTATTAAATCGACTATCTGGTACTGCTCAAAGTGAGTACACAACTAAAGAAATGAGGGAACAAGCTATTATTCGATTGAATAATTTGGCTCCTGTGTATTTGAGGAATTTATCAGAAGAAAATATACGTACAAAAGAAGGAACAAAATTAATTGATGAATACAGAGAAGCATTAGAAAGAAAAGCACAAGCACAAGCTGCAAGTAACGCTTTAATAGAACTTGAACAAAAACGTATTGAAGAAGTTGCATCAGGAACAAATAAAACCCTTACTTTTTGGGAACGTGCTGCTAAAGGGGGTGTTGTTTATGCTGCTACGGGTACTTCACACATTTTACCATTTATTAATGCACATAAAAATGCTTTACGTGAATTACAATGGCAACAGGAGAAGGAAATAGAAACGGAGGAAAGATATTTAAAAATGCGTAACGCATATATTCAAATAATAAATAGTTCAAAATATGCTTTATCTGATTTTACAAAACAATATGATTACTTATCCGAAAAGGTAAAAGAAGCAGAGAAAAATGACAGGGCTTTTGGTAAAACCGTTTTAAATGATATTAATACCCAAATACGTGCCATGGATGAATATTTATCCATGTTGCAAGAAAGTTGGGGGATAGCCATAAAAGGAAATGATTTTGAAGAAGCTCTTAAATTAGAAGGCAAAGCAGAAGAAGCAAGAGCTTTGTACACACAATTGACGGCATTAAAAACAATTATGGAAGCCTTACTTCCTACTTTATTTGATTATGAAGAATATGCAGCTTCACCAGTTGGTAAACTTGATGAATTGTTTACGAAACTAAATGAAGATTTAAAAAGTGTTGAACGTGCAAACATTTTGTTTGGTGATTCTTATGATATTTTAACTGAAAAATTAAGAGTTTATGAAGGGGTTTTGAAGGAAGCAAGTACAATAGAAGGTTCTGTAAATGATGCAAGATTAAAAGCTGCCAAAAGTGAATGGGAATTACTTAAATTAATCAATCAAACAAGGGATAGTTACAATGATAAATTAGGTGAAGCTGCTGATGCTGCTTTAGAATTAAATGAAATTTATGAAAATCAATATGGATTTCAAAATAAAGTAGCTGATGCCATTGAAAGGGCGAATTCAGCATTGGCTATAATGAGCCTTTATGAAGAAATGCCGTGGTTAGTTCAACCACAAGATTTAGTTGGAGTAGAGGGATTTCGTGATATTATGAAGGAATTAGAGAAATTAGGACTTCAGTTTCTTCCAATATATGAAAGAATAAATGAATTAGTGAAAGGATTTGAAGTAGGACAAGAGATGCAAGACTTTCAAATGAGTATGAAAGACATTGATGAAAGAATTAGTTTAATTGGCAATAACTCTGAACTATTAAATGCAAAATTATCATTACTAAAAAAACAATTTAGAGATTTATTAAAAGCTCCAATAGAAGATACAGCAACATATATTCAACAATTGAAGGATCAAGCCCGAGAAATAGCAAATGTTGAATGGGTAATAGAATCTATGAATTTGACAGTTACGGCTTTAACTGATGTATTTACTGGATTAGGTGAAGCTATCGGAAAGAGTATGGCAGGAGCAGAAGATGCTGTCCAAGGATTAATTGAAGTTTTTATGTCCGTATTTAAAAAAATTGGGACTACATTAATTTCAATTGGGGCATTACTAACTGTATCTGGTATTTTATCTGGGTTGGGTGTTAAATTAATGTTAATCGGAACTGGTATTGTTGCTTTGACTTCTTTTGTTACGTCTTCTATGCAACAATCAAAGAAAGCTGCTAATGGACGTAACGAATTGAGGGCAACAGGAATGGCACAAGGTGGTGTT